AGTACTTAACACCAGCCTTGGTGCCATAACCAGTGTCATTGTCACCGGTGATGAACGAAATTTCACCATAGAGGCTCAGAGCATCGGTCAGTGCGACAGAAGCACCACCCTTACCGGAGAACTCAACTTCGGTTTCAGCACCGTCAGGAGAGACGAGAGCAGGACCACCTTGGATGTACCAAGCAGCAGATTCACCCAGAGGACCTTCGTATCCTACGTGAGCATCGGTTACAGTTCCTTGATAGTCGCTGCCGACGAAACCAGAGTTGGCTTCGACATTCACGTAAGGACCTGCAAAAGCAGCACCAGCGGACATGGAGAGAGCAGCAGTTGCTGCGAATACAGATTTGATCATTTCTTAATACCTCGTTATTTTCTCGCAGAGTAATATACCTGCGGATGGAAAGAGACTCGACGTGTCTCTGTTAAAAACTTCGTGATTTAGCGAGTAGTTGAGGCTTCTTCACTTGGTTATTTATAAAGTTTTACAACAATCGGGAATAATCCCGAAGCGGATAACCGGAATCGAACCGGTGACTGGAGCTTGGAAGGCTCTGATTTTACCCCTAAACTATATCCGCAAGGTATGGGGGCATTAGAGGTCCCCCAATACACTTCCTTCACACGGACGAAAGAAGTATAAGACAAGATCGTAACCTTGTCAAGCCTCTAGACAGAATTGAACTGTCGTCTCCGCTTTACAAGAGCGGTGCATCACCACAATGCTTTAGAGGCGTTTTAACCGTTTTCTAACAGCATTATCACTAACACCAAACATTCTACCAGTAGCAGAATAACCATTTTCAAGAACTAGTTTTTGTAACTCTTGATTACTTGGCCAATCAGCAACTTCTCTATTTTTACGAGAGCATTTTACTGAACAGAATGTTTGGGTGATAGTTGTTAGTTTTCCACACTCTTTACAAGGGTGCTTCGGTTTTTCTGGTAAAGGTTTATCCTTAAACCTTTCATCAAATTTTAGCACATTATCTGGGATATTAGCAATACCAGAATGAACTTCACGATGACAGTTGGAGCATAAGCAAACACACTTTCTAAGTTCTTCAACAAATACTTGTCTATTTGCTACGGATGATGTTAGTGTGAAATCTTTCTGGGATGGATCAAGGTGATGAAACTCTAATGCCTCAACACATTTATCATAACCACAAATACCACACTTACCACCAAATGCATCAACTGCCCACCTCTTTCTTCTTTGACGAAATTGGACAACTGCTTTACCAGACATTCTAACCTCTAACTATATTATTATTTATAATATTTTAGAGGTTAGAAACTCCCATCGTAGGTACTGCCCCTACCAATCTCCGATTAACAGTCGGGCCCGTTCGCTTGCTCGGTCGATGGGATTACAGGGGATTGTTTGCCTTTTCTTCTTTTTTGACCTTGAAGTAAAGACTATAATATCTTTTCTTCATTTCGTCAATAGTATCCAAGTCTTTACCAAAACCCATATATTTGAGATTTTGGTATACACCTTCCAACTCACTTATGAGTAAAAGAAGATTGGTTGAATCTTGTGGTCTTCCACCAAACTTGTATCTATCGAGATTGTCCATAAAAGAAAAAAGGACAACAGGCAAGGAGGGATTCGAACCCCCGACCAACGCATTAGAAGTGCGTGGCTCTATCCAGCTGAGCTACTTGCCCTTGAGTACCCATATATTATAGAGTATATGGGAAACCCTGTCAAGTCTTTATGGGAAGAAATGATGATTTCATATTTTTTGAATCCTCTTTAGAAGTTTCATTTTCTTTTAAAGTTTCTTCCATTTTCACATCTTCCTCATCAGATTGGGGAATGCCAATAGCTTCCAGATACTCAATAGCACCTTGAGTTTTAGATATAAGTTCTTTAATTTTTGATAACTGAGATTGTGTTTGCTCTAATTGTCCTATAAGTCTATCTTTTTGTCCTATTAATTGTTTCATATGGACAATATGTTCTTTTCTTTCACTCATAAATCAATTTACTTCCTCAATCTCTTTTTCTACTTCTTCTTCGGTGACTTCTGGTTCTGGCAGTGTAACTCCGACTGCTTCCAGATATTCAATCGCACCTTGCGTTTTCAAGAACAACTCTCTGGTTCTTGTAGATTGATTTCCAAGTGCTTCTAAATCTGATGCAAGTTTGGATCTTTGCTCAATGAGTTGTGTTAAATGATTTTGTTGTTCGTTCATTTCAATTTTACGAATTCGTTTTATTTATGCTAATCAGAATCATAAATAATCTCAGTTATACATATAATCCTTCAAATGAAAAAAGCATTAATTGCTTTTGGAATGTTATTGATGACAGGTACAGCAGCAAATGCCGGTGCCCTTACACATAAACTTTCATCTAGTGTTCAACTAACGGTTGATGCTGCTGCTACCAGAGCAGTAAGAGTTGGAAACTCCTACTCTGTATCCGGTAATGGTGTAACTCTCGATGTTGGTGGTGGTTCAAAAGCATCTGCCGATTATTCTGTAGGTGGTCTTGGAACTCTTTCCAGCGGTGTTGCTCCTGGTTCTGTTCCTACAGCATATCAAACAACTGATGGTACTACATTCAGTTTCTCAAACTCCTTTACTGCTGGTGATGCTATTCCTTCTGCTGCTGTAAGTGTTGGTGATGTTGCTAACTTTGGCGATCTTACCTCTACTGCTGCTGGAACTGGTACTCCTACTGGTACTATCACAACAGATGGTGCTATCACTGTAGGTGCTGGTGGTGCTGGCACATCTGCTATCGGACAATTTGTATCTGAAGTATCTATTTTTGACTGATGACAAGACTACAAGAAGCAATCGGTCTCGGATTGATTCTTGGTATGGCACATGGAGCAGCACAAGCTGTCCCAGTCGTGCCTAACTTTACCCAAGGCTCTATGACGAGTCATACCGAAACGACACAAAAGATTACAGAAACCATTAACTCGATGGATTACTCTACTGGTTATCAATATTCTGTAACCGGAAGTAATGTAGAAACTGCGAGTGGAACAATCAATTTAACCCCATCAACTGCGGGAACTAATACTATAGACGGAGTGACTTCGACATGGACAGGATTACAAGGAAATCAAACCTGGAAACAATCAAATCCTGGAGCAGCATTTCAATTCACAGAATCCTATCAAGGACCAGGACTACAAAACCAGACGATTATTCAAAGAGAAACAATAATAGAAAGCATAACCGATACCACCTCTATTTTTTCTCAATAATTTTAAGTGTATTATCACCATCTCAAGCATTGGCTAATACTGTGGGTGGTGTTAGCGCCACAGCTAATCCTGTTGCTAACTCTTCAGGTTCTGTTACTAATCAGGCAATACAGGTTTTACAGGGTCCATACATCACAAACACTTACGGCGGTGGGATCCAGTGTCAGGGACCTACTCTAAACTTCACTCCATATGTAACGGGCAGTGTATCATCTGCCAGACCATATGAACCATACTATCAAGACCCTGTATATGATGTTAGTGATCTAAATGAGGATGGTGTGTTAGATAATCCCGGTGATGTTATCTTCTACAAAAATACAAGAACCGGACAGAAAGATAACTATAGTCTAGGTGTTGGATTCTCCGCTACATGGTCCAGACCATTAGACAAAAAACTACAAGAACAATGTAAACAAGCAGCAGCAACACAGATTGCTTTACAGCAACAACTGACTGCTAATAAAAGATTAGATTTTGAACTGGCTAGACTTAAGACTTGTGGAAATCTAATGAAAGAGGGAATTATGTTCACCCCCGGCACAGAGATGGCAAAGTTATGTGCTGACGTGACAGTGATGAATAAGAATGCTATTGCTCCACACCGTCATTCTATTCCTACTTCCTTAAATCCCTCTGCAACTGGCGTCTCTCAGCAACAGAAAGCACCACTTCCTTAGCACCCATCTTATCTTGTACTTTCTTGATTATTTTCTTGACTGCTGGTTTGATAAGTTTTAATATCAAATCTGCTAGTGGTTTACCAAACACTGCTGCTGTTGCTGCTGCGACAGCAATAGTAACTGTTGTTGATACTTCTTGTGCTGACGGCAAGTATTTTTCTACAAATGATGGTTCTTCGATTACCTCTACAGGTTCTTCTTTCTCCTCCCGATTTACAATAGCAGTAACAGGAGGTGCTCCTGGTGGTATATCTAATGTTGGGGTCTTTGGCATCTCCAGTGTATCACCCTCATAAGAAGGAACAGGTTCTGGTGGACCAGTCATCACCATCTCATCAGGATCATAATCCATAGGATTAAATGATGGCACAGTGGCATCACATATCACCCTGTTTCCATTAGGGTCATTATCAACCCCAGGACCATTTGGATTATATTCCACACACCCCGGCACATTAATAATAGGAGTTCCTATAGTAACAGTAACTGGTGGTGATACATTTGTAATGACTGGTTCAGGGAGACCAGTAAAGATACTCCTGACTGGAGGAATACCAATCTCATTGATTTTTACATCACTAATTTCAGGCATCAATCTTTAAAGATGTTAGAAATAGCAGTGAAGAGATGAAAAAAGATAACATACAAGAAAAACTTATCTTGATTATCTTTTTGTTTTTTTCTAGGTACAGATCTTGTCATTAAAAAAGAGCAGTAATATTATTGCTATTTAACATTTCTCATCAAATTGTTAGAAAGGCAACACACCACCAGTTTCTTTTGGCAATTCTGCTGGTGCTGGAATCTCTGGCATAGCACTATCAATCATTCCAGGAAGTGCCTCAGTAATTGCTTCAGTAATTGCTTCTGTTGCTTTTGCTCTTGCATCTTCAATCATTGCATCCTTATTAAAATACAAATATACTCCACCACCAAGAACTGATAGTGATACAAGACCTGAAAGTAGTGCAACTACATTGACTAACTTTTGCATTTTAGTATTTCCTATTGATTGATGTTTTATTTCCCACTGCCAACATTCCCGTTGTTAAAAGGAAAAGAAGTAAAAGTATGTAAAGGGTCGATATCATTCAACTAATGTGCCATGAGCACGACGAATTTCACGCAATTCCTCAAAATTCTTTTGTTTGGTACCACCATCATATTCCCAAGCATATCCTTCGGTAATCATTTGTTCGTTGAGGGAGAGTTCTGCGTCACCAATGTACAACCACCCAAGTAAACGACCATACTTGCCCATGCCACCGACAAGCTCAGTACGAATAATAAGGTCATCATCACCACTAATTGCTCCTTCTAATTTTTCTTTTAACCAATTTGTTGCATCATAACCTAATGCTTTCTCTTCATCATCTCTTGTTCTCTTCTCAGGCGTATCAACTCCTGCAACTCTAACTCTTTCTTTCTTGTATAGATCAAACCCGAGATCAATAGTAACGTCAATAGTATCACCATCGACAACACGATTAATTTCTATAACTCGGAAGTTGTAACAACTCTTCCGACTTGGTGGGGTCATTGCTCCCATGATTTGTCTCCTGTGCGTTTGCTGCAATACCAATCACAAATGCACCAACCGCAATGACTGCAGCAGCACCCCATACCCAACGTTCTAGTTGTCTGACCCTGTTCTTAAGATCATCATTTTGTTTTTCAATGCGACTTGCAAAGGAATCTAATTCACTCATTTGAGGAACTTCTTTCATACGTTCCTCTAAAGAAATAACTCTTTCTCTAAAACTTTCCACTCTACTTTCCAGAACAGCAAGTTTAGAATCTTGTTCAGCATCCTTATTCGTCAGGTCGCTCATTTCTCATTTCATCAGAAGCCATACGAAGTATATAGACAACATAATATAAAACTCCTGCCAAAAGAATGGCAAGAGATATAATTACACTCCAAGTAGGATCATTAAAATCATTCAGTGGTCTTAAAAATAATTCCATTAACAGTCATTAAATACACTACCAACTTCAGATCCAACTTCAGATCCAACTTTTTGCCCCAAAATAAGAGCCCATCCAGATGCTAACCATCCAATATAAGGAATATTAGCAACCGCAGGAATAATGGCACCAGCAGCAATACTAGTTCCCGCCATCGCACCTTGACTCCGTGCTCCAGCGTCCGCCACGATGCACTCTATATCTTTTGCAGACTTTCCCTCAGCATTTATTTCACCTCCACCTTGCATATTACGATATCCCTCAGCAGTATATTCATCACGACGATATTCATTTCTCTGCTCACTTCCACCACCAAAGAGACCTCTTCTATTCTTATCCAAATTCATTGACCTTTCAGAGGTCAAAACCTTTGGGTCATTTGCACGATACTCAATTTTATACCCATCTTTTCCAACTTGTACATTATAAGAAGAATACTTCCCATCAGGAAGATTAATAATTGGGTATTTAATTGTGTTGCTAGCATTAATCAAATGCCCCAAAACACCAATATGAGCAATACCAATAACTCCACCAATTACTAATGCTACAATTTTAAAAGGAGACTTACTCGGTACATGCTCTGTAACTTGCTCAGTAGATTTACGCATTAGTATTTCTTGGGTTCTACTGCAGATACAACTTCAGGTTCTTTTTTTGCAGGTGCTTTTGCTTGAGCACCACCATTCTTAGCAGGACTTAAACCAAATGCAGCAAGTGATCCTGAAAAGACTGATGCAATAAACGTAGGATCAAAATCTAAAATCTTTTGACCATTAGGAAGTCTAACGTAACTAAAGGTAAGTAAAGAAGCAGACCATATAAGTACAACAACTTTCACCAAATTACCAAGGACTTCACTCTTATCTTCATGGTGGTCGTCTTTCTCTTCTACCTTTGCTTTGGATTTGTTTCCGAGCATGAGTATAGAGTAAGGCAACTCTATTTAGGGTGTCAATACATCTACTGTCAGATTTGTATTCACGATCTTATTATATTGTTTGCAAAGAACTTCACTTGATTCGTGTTCCCATTTATGATAGACATTCTTAAGTTGTTTTGTATAATCATTACCATCACATTCTTTCATTTCTTCAGCAACTATGGTTTTGATTAATACATCTCTTGTTAAGTTAGTCATGCTTGAGTTTTAATATCCAACAAAGAGTTTACCATTATAACACAAGGAGTTTTTCACAGAACTCTTCTTGGCTGGTTTTCCTATGTAGGATTTTATTATTTATTAATATAGTTATTTTCAATCAACCACTTTTTAGTCAGAGGTGTGGGAGGATATATGGTCCACATTTTACCAGTAGCACAAGCAGAGAGTGCTTTAGCAGTCATACCTTCAGTCTTACCTGCCCATGTTGCTTCCGATTCCCAAGGCACTGAATGTTTTGGATAAGTGTCTTCTACCATTCTCCTCCAAAGTTTGGGCACATCTTCTTCTGGTTTAATAATAGCAACCAAACTATTCTTAATACTACCTGCCATACAATCCTGTGCAGCGTGCCATCCCTCATGACGCATAACAGTCATAAGTGTTGATGGTCGATGCATAAAAGCATCATTCAAATAAAAGTTGTTACTTACAGTATGATAAACACCACGATGCCCGACTGGAAAGTATTTTTGGTCTGCTAAAAAAACCATAACTCCGACTTTATCAAGGGATACCAACATCTGGTCAAACTCCACATTAATAGCAGAATAATCAGTGTCGGGATAGTTATTTTTAATATCCTTGATACTTGTGATTCTTCGAACATTGTCGGTGCATTCTCGTAAGATCATGCAACCCAAAGAGTCCATAGTATTGAATCCTTTAGTTGGTTTGGCAATTGCCGAAGAACTAAATGAAATTGCTACTATTAATGCAGCAAAAAGATTTTTCATGAGTAATATGCCTCATAGTATTTAACTAGTCCATTAGTATTTACATTACCTTGTGACACCCAATCATGGGCACATTCGTAAATACTTTGATTTGAATATCTTGGTGTTCCATCAGAATTAATTTCTCTCCCAAATTTATGAAGAAGAATATTAAGAGCACTAGTTCTTAGTGCAGTTTTTTCCTTACTGTAACGCCAATCCTTATTCATCGATATTGTCCCATACCAGTGCCAGAGTTCCAACCACCAGAACCTTCTTGAAAGTTCTCAGAACCACCTTGAGTTTCTTTTACAGTGTTCCAATTTTTAGTTGCTTTCTCATACATCACTTGGTGAATGTTTTCAGGTTCTTGAGTCTTTTCTTTTCTTTGCTCTTCTTTAATTTTAGATTCTGCGGCAACTTTTTCTTCATACTGAATTGCTTTTTGTGATTTTGGTGCAGATCCAAACCAAGGATCATAAGGAATACTTACAGGTGCAGGAACACCAGTATAAGTGTACCTATTTTCTGAAGGAATATTTCCATAAGGACTATATCCATGACTAAAGTGACCAAAATCACACTCATGGATGGGTGCTTCTAGTTTGGCACAATCGACTTTTTGATCATCAACTACACATTCAAGTTTTTTCTCTTTAGTGGAAACTTTTTTAAGTGTTGATACTGTGGATTTAATTGCCGATTTAATTTTTTTAATCATACTAATACCATTTTCTTAGTGTAATCATAAGCATAAAGTTCTCTATGACCTTTGATTCCCCAACCTAACCAGTAATATGCAGGAACCATATATTGTCTTACTGTACGACCAGTTCCTTCAAACTCTGGAAGGTATCTTTGGAAAATATTTTCATTAATCATATAACGAGTTTGACATTCAAGTGTACTTGGATCACAATCATACTTGACAGCAAATTTACCAAGTCCTTTATATCGTCCAATAGAAGTCCATTGAATCAATCCATAACCACCAGAATAACATTTATCATAAGAAACTCTTGCACCACCTTCACAAATATTTGGATGAAAATTTGATTCTGATTTAATATTGCCAAGAATAGTTGCTAATGCATTGCGATCAGTAATTCTTGTATGCTCTTGAAGTGCTGCTAAAACATACTGCTCATTAGGATTGCATTCAGGACATTTCCATGTTTTTTCAACCACTTCAAGTTTAATTGCTTCTTCTACATTTTCGGAAACATCAACTGAAGGAGGATTATCAATTTCAGTAATTGATGGATAGGCACAAGCTGCCGATGCTGTCAAACAGAATGAAGCAAGAATAGATTTAAGCATTGAATTAATTACATAGAACATCCGTTTCAAAAACAGTATTGTTTTTCATACGGCACAGGGTATATAGAAGAAAATATTAATCTTCTCCAAGATACTCCAGAGAATAAATTTCATGATCCTCAATATCAGGATCTAACCATTCGGCAAATTCTGACTGAATAGCATGAGCATCTTCAACAGATTTTAGCACGTCATCAGTTTTCATATCACATAGAGTGTGCATTCGATCAACTGCCCAGTCGTGTGTCACTTGCAGTGTCTTTTCCAAAATTTCCATAATCTTTCCGCATGTAACGGCCTAGGATATTGCTATTATAGTATGCCGGACCTCCTGTGTCAAGAGATTCACTCAAGACATTATTCAAAAATAATTGTTTGGTCTCTTCATAGTTACAAAGACCTTTAGTCGTATGCAAACTCAGTATAACTCTACTGAAGGTCTCTTTACCATACTTTTTTATATCTTCTTTTAACTCAGGACAAGAACCATAATACTTTTTCCAATCTGATTCTTGTTTTACTTTTCTCTTTTTTCCAGGAGGTTTTCTGAACGACCAAAAATACTTTCTCCCAATGTACGATCGTCCGTTGGACTGATTGGTAATACAGTAAACAAAACCAAAATACTCATGAATAGCATCAGAGTCAAAAACTTTCCCATCATAAGTCCATGGGTTTTCATAGCTCATCTTATAGAACTCAATGAGCTATTATTTATCTTCAATGGAGACAAACCTAGTCTAGCAATAAAAAAGCAGGGTGTCAAGCCCTGCTGTGTATTATGTAAGTTTTATATCAGTCCTTAGGCATTTTAGCACCAGACTTATGACGGGTTATGCCTGCAGAGTCAACATAAGTTTCTCTCTCCCTTCTGGGGGTCACATAACCGACACCAGGAACTACACCAGTCTTACCGGCATCTCTGGCGGCATTTCTTGCTGCTGCTCTTTCTGCTGCTCTCTTACGATTACGATCATAAGAACTCATTGCTTCATCAACTTCTACTTCTTCACCAGTAAACTTGAAGTTCTTCGCACGAGTATTTACACTCGGGTCATACATTGGGTTATCATTCTTCCGATTGGTTGGCGCAGCCTTTTTATCCTTAGAAGATTTGGTTCTCGACGCCATCGCTTCTGCTTCTTTCTTGCGATGATACTCCTTATTGATCCTTCCCATAGCAGCACGGTTCTCATCAATCATTTCTGCTTCCATGATTGCTTCGATCTCCATTTCAGAGAACAATCCGGTTGCTTCTAGTTCTTCTTGGCGAAGTGCCTTACGACGTTTTTTCTCCATCTGCTTAGCAGTGAGAACTTCTCCTTTACCACGATTAGCATCAGGATCATAATTACTAGGAGGAGTATAGTTGCTTCCAAAAGACTTAATGTTGGATCTTACACGTTGAGTATGTTGCTTATTGCTCATACGACGTGAATCTTCTTCAATTGCTTCTAGTTCTTCACTCATGCGATTGACAACCTTCTGTGCCTGGCGCTTAATGAATCCTTTGATGCCTTTCTTCTTTCTGTCAACCGATGCCTTTGCCTTGTCGGGAGCACTCGTAACAGCATGTGCTGCCTTACGACCTGCTCTTCTCAACTCATCCCCAGCAAAGTCTTTTGCCAATGAGGCACCTGCTTTTGCTGCACCAGCAAGTTCCTTTCCTCTCTTAAATGCCTCTCCTGCCTTTCTCTTAGCATATCTGACCTGACCTGCTCTCCTCTTCTGTCTTGCTGCCTTATCAATGCCCTGTGCTGCCTTCTTCGATGCTCTCACGGCACTATCATAATAAGAGTCACTTACCTCACAGAGAACCTCATCAATATAAAGATCAACTGCCTCATCGACAATTTCAATTGCATCTTCTTCAGAGTATCCTTCTTCGATATATTCATCAACCAACTCATCAAAGATTTCATCAAGAAGTTCTTCTGTGAGATCTACTTTGGGAGTGTAAATGCTTTCATAGAGATTTCTAAGTTCTCCATATTCTGATTGAGATAAAGCTTTCATTTTAATTCTTAATTTGCCCTTTATAAGGATATTTATAAAAAAAGAGGGTCTTAATGACCCTCCTCATATGCTTCATATCCATTGTATTCTCCAAACAGATAATCATCTGCTTTTGCTGCTTCTTTATATGCTTCTAAAGCATC